TCTTCCGAGTCCACTTTTTTAATCGTTAGCGAGAAATCTGTCCGCATTTTGTTATCGTGGTCTTTTTTCTCCGACACCTGTATATCGCAGGAAAATGACGAGCCGTCTGGTGTCCTAACGTGACATATTCCAGGATACGTTGCAAGCCGCCTCATTTGCTCAATCATCGTTGGTTCTGTTAGTGAGATACTTACTGCATCAATTTTTAAATCACGAGTGACTGCAGGATTCCAGTCACCTTGTACGGAACCACCAAGATAAACT